GCCTGGGGCACCCGTGGCGGTCACGTTCGACTTCAACATCCAGCCTGCCACCGCGCTCATCTGCCAGCGCATCGGTGACGAGGCCCGCGTCTGGAGAGAAGTCTGGATTACGAGTGCCGGGGGCGAGGCGACCCGCGCGGCGGCGTCCCGTGCGCGTGACCTGCTGGCCGAGGCGGGCTACCGCGGGGCCGTGCAGGTCTACGGCGATCCGGCGGGACGGGCAGGGAAGACGACTGGCCCGTCTGACCATGCGGTGCTGCGTGAGGTCTTCGGCGGGGGCAGCTTCTACATTCCCAAGGTGGCCCCGCACGTGAAAGACCGCGTGGAGGCCGTCAACGCGCGGTGCCAGACGGCCAGCGGGGCGGCACGGCTGACGGTGGACCCGTCCTGCGAGCATCTCATCAGCGACCTAGAGCAAGTGGTTTATACTGACGCGGGTGACCTTGACAAGCGGAGCAACCCCATGCTGACCCACATCTCAGACGCGCTCGGCTACTGGATTCACCAGGCATGGCCTCCCGTGGCCCGTGGCGGCGTGGGCATGGGGCACGTGTCATGGCTGTGAGGCGCAGCGGCTGGGCCGTGCTGGCGCAGATGGCCGCCTATCTGGCGCTCGGCGTCGGCTTTATTGTCGGGCTGGGCCTCGGGCCGTGGTGGGCGTGGGCGGTGGCCACGTTCTACGGCATGAACGCGGGGATTGTCTTGCAGACCTACTGGGCCACACGCCACGTGCCAGACAACGTGGTGCCGTTTCAACGCACGACCACGACGCAGAGGTGAACCTATGGCCAAGAAAGCGAAAGACCCGCGCCTGACCCGATTGGGGCTGGAAGACTACAACCAGCCGAAGCGCACGCCGTCGCATCCGACGAAGTCTCACGTGGTGGTGGCCAAGGAAGACGGCGAGGTCAAAACGATCCGCTTCGGCCAACAGGGCGTGAAAGGGTCACCGCGCCGCGAAGGCGAGTCGGCCGCAGACCGTGAGCGTCGTGAGGCCTTCCGCGCGCGCCATGCCGAGAACATCGCCAAAGGGAAAATGAGCGCGGCGTACTGGTCTAACCGTGTGAAGTGGTGAGTATGTGGTCAGTGACGCACGGCGATTGCCGGGAGGTGCTGCGCGGCATTGCAGACGCATCAGTGGACGCGGTAATCTGCGACCCGCCCTATGAGCTGGGCTTCATGGGCAAGGCGTGGGATTCATCCGGCATTGCCTACGATGTGACCGTCTGGCGCGAGTGCCTGCGCGTGCTGAAACCGGGCGGGCACCTGATCGCCTTCGGCGGGAGCCGCACGTATCACCGGCTGGCGTGCGCGGTCGAGGATGTGGGCTTCCAGATCCGCGACCAGGTGTTGTGGCTGTATGGTTCAGGGTTCCCGAAATCGCTGGATATCAGTAAGGCAATTGACCGACGGGGCGGATCGCAGATTGCATGGTTTGGGCCGTGGTTCCGCGCTTGGAGAGAATCTCGTGGTATCACGCAGAAGGCAGTCGCTGCATTATTTCCAAGTCGATCTGGCGGGCTTACTGGGTGTGTAGCTAATTGGGAGCTTGGATTTAATCTTCCTACGGTCGATCAATTTAATACGATCAAGGACGCATTTGGGCTTCCGTTTGAGAGCATGAACGAAGCCGCGCGCGAGGTGGTCGGGCAAAACTGGCGACTGGATCGCAAGGAAGGCGTAGTGAATTACGGTGGAGGCACTCCAACGGGAGTATATGACCTGACAGCCCCTGCGACCGACGAGGCTCGCCAGTGGGCCGGATGGGGGACGGCGCTGAAGCCCGCACACGAACCGGCAGTGCTGGCGCGGAAGCCGATCGTCGGGACGGTGGCCGAGACCGTGCTTGCGTATGGGACTGGTGGGATCAACATCGACGCAGGGCGCGTCGATGGCAACCGCTGGCCCGCCAATCTGATCCACGACGGCAGCGAGGCTGTGACGGCGATGTTCCCGCAGTCAGATTCGGGAACATCTGAGAGCGCGGCGCGGTTTTTCTACTGTGCAAAGGCGAGCAGGGCCGATCGCGAGTTCGGCCTGTCGGACGACGCTCCGGAAGTCTCTGCCGAGGATCGCGTCGGCCGCGCGGCCGGAAGCGCAGGGATGGACAATCCAAGGGCCGGAGCCGGGCGCACTGCGGCCGGGCGGAATCACCACCCGACCGTGAAACCGATCGCGCTGATGCGGCATCTGGTGCGGCTGGTGACGCCACCGGGAGGGCTGGTGCTTGACCCATTTGCTGGCAGCGGCTCCACTGGCGTCGCCGCGAAGCTCGAACGGATTCGGTTTCTCGGCATTGAACAGGACGCCGGATATGCCGCGCTGGCGCAGGCGCGGATTGATGGCACGACGCCCACGCAAAACGACCCGCCCGCACAACCGACCCTCTGGCCAAATGAGGCCACTACACCATGCCACTGATGCAGCGCGCCACGGAAGAAGTCTGCGAGTCGATTGCCTCGCAGATTGACGCCATCATCCGCGAACGACGGATGTCCTACGCGCAAGTGGCCGCGTTGGCCGGGGTCTGCGAGAACACAGTCGGGCGCGTCATGACCCTCAAAAACACGCGCCTGTCGGTGCTGGTGCAGATTGCAGAAGGGCTAGGCTGTCAGTTTGTGGTCACATTGACGCCGCGCAACCCATAATCTAGGGGTTGCGCCTTGATTCTGGCCACTGCGCCACGCACAATGAACCCGTGGCTATCCCAGCATCAGCGCCGCTTGGTGCGCCGTCCTCTGTTATCGGTGTCGTGCATCCGCTCTACCTGCGGTGGCGCGACGTCTGGGTCAAACTCCTCGACGTCTACGAAGGCGCGGGGGGCTTTCTCGACGACACCAAGCCCTACCTGATTGCCCATCCGCGCGAGTGGCTCGACCACTCCTCGCCGGTGTTTGGCGACGGCGGGCAGCTCCTGCGGTTTGAGGTCAACGCCAACCCGTCGAAGCCGTCCCCGAAACTTAAGGAACGGCGCAAGCTGGCGCGTTACGAGAACATCGCGTCGACGCTCATTGAGCAACTGAGCGGGGCACTGTTCCGCAATAAACCGCAGCGGTCTTTCGGGCCGAACGCGCCGACGGTGGCCGTGCAGCGCCCCATTGAGCTGTTCTGGAATGACGCGGACGGCAACGGCACGAACTGGAACGACCTGCTCAAAGAGGCGTGGGGGCCGTGCGCCGCGTTTGGCCATCTCTGGGGCTACGTCGACGTGCAGCCGGATGACCCGCGCCGCGCGTATGTGCGCTGGTATACGCCCATCGACGTCATTGACTGGCTGGTGGACGATAACAACCGGTTGGTGAGCGTCAAGTTTCTGGAAGCCGTGCCGCGAGAAAGCTACGCGAAGACCTCGACGGCCTACAGCGTGGACGTCCGAGTGCGCGTAGTGGACGCCGAAGGCTGGAAACTGCTGAACCGGTCGGGCAAGGAGATTGCCTCTGGCACGCACGACTTCGGCGTGGTGCCTGCGTTTGTGATGTATGCCCGCCGCCGCGCGCTGACGCCGTTTGTGGGGCGCTCGGTGCTGGGTGACCCGCAACTCTACATCGACCTCTACAACCTCATCAGCGAGACGCGCGAACTGCTCCGCAAGCAGACGTTCTCAATCCTGAACGTGCCGATTGGCGAGACGCCTGGCGGGGTGCAGAAGGAGCAGGAACTCATCGGCCAGCAGTCTGGCACGGGCAATATCCTGTTCACGACGAACTCGGCGCAGATGCTGTCGCCGGACAATACGAACGTCCAGTCCTACCACGACCACATGGACCGGCTCCAGCGCACGATTTACCGGCTGAGCGTGCTGCCGTGGGAGTCGGACGGACGCGGGGCTGAGTCTGCGGACTCTCGGCAAATCAAACGCGAAGACCTCAACCAGCAGTTGGCCGGATTCGCGGACGAACTCCAGCGCGTAGACGAGTTTGTGACTCGGCTGGTCTATCGTGCCGCCTACGGTGACGCAGCTGACCGGTGGGAAGCGGCCGACGAACTGACCATCCGCTGGCCTGACCAGTTCGACACGCTGAATCTGGAAAAGGTCATCAAGCAGTTTGCCGATGCCATGGCGCTGGACCTCGGCCAGACGGCCACCGGCGAAATCCGCAAGCGCGCCGCCCGGGCGGTGCTGCCAGACGTCCATATGGACACGCTCCAGCAGATTGATGACGACATCACGGCCACGCCCGTGGAGACACCCGCGCAGCGTCGCACTGCCGCCATGACGGCGCTGACGGCGCGGCTCGACACGCAAGACACCGACATCGAGGACGAAGACGACGAGGAGATGACGCCGCCCGATGGCAACGCCTGAAAGCGCGGGAGTCAGCATCGCCGCGCGGGCTGAGCGCCTCTCGGCTGGCTTCGCGCAGAGCCTGGCCGACATCATGCGGAAGGCTGACGCGGCGCTGAAACCGATTCTGGCGCGCGCCATTGCCGGTGACCGCACGGCCACCGTGCAGGCCGCACGCGGCATCGCCCTGCGGCGGCAGATTCGGCAAGCGCTGACGGACGCCGGGTTCGACGACTTCGCCACCGAGGCCTCTAATACGGCCATTGAAGCGATGGCGGCTGAGGTCATGCGGACTCGTCTGGCCCGTGGGGCCGCCAAGCTCGTGCGCCCCAGCGCCGCACGCTTGCGGGCCTTGGCGGTGCTGTCAGAGAGCAACCTGCTCGGGACCGCCGAAGACGTGACAACGGCCCTGATGCGCGCCGTGTCGCAGTTCATTTTGACGACGACGCCCAGCCCGCGCATTCTCGATACGCTGGCCGAGGTGATGAGCAAGGAACTCGGCCAGGTGCAGACGCTGTTCGACACGCAGGTGTCCATCATGGGGCGGCAGGTGGAAGCGATTGCCACGGAGCCACTCGGGCCGGAGCAGGCCTTCCTGTATACCGGCCCCGTCGACGGCCGAACGCGGACATGGTGCCTCGACCGCGTGGGCAAGGTCTATACACGCCGCGAGATTGAAGCCATGGACAACGGCCAGTTGCCGAATGCCTTCCTGACCGGCGGCGGCTATAACTGCCGCCATTCGTTTCTGGCGGTGGCGTCCGATGAACTGGTCAGCCTCGCGGGAATGAATCTGCGCGCGCCGGGGTTTGAAGAAGAGATTGCCTCGGCCAAGGCCCAGCAGCGGCAGGCGCGACGGAGTGACCGGCAGCGTCGCGCCCGAGGAGTCACCACATAATGGCTGTCTACGTCACGCGCAACTTCGGCCCGCTCACCGAGACGCTGAAAACCACGAAGGACGACTGGTATCAGATTGGGTTGCTGGCCCGCGAGCGCATCTTGCAGCGCACGCGCAGTGGGCAGGACCAATACAACAAGCCCTTTACGCCCTACTCACAGGGCTATATCGACGCGCGCACCAAAGAAGGCCTGGCACGCAATACCGTCAAACTGGAATTGTCGGGCGAGATGTTGCGGTCGATTCAGATTATTGCCACGGACACGCAAGTCACGTTGACCTTCTGACATGGGACGCCGTAAAGGGTCAGGACGTCGGATGTCGATGGTTCAGCGGTCACGGAAAGTGCCCGCCGCAGAAAAAGCCGTGTATCATCAGATAGCCGGGGCCGGGAAAAGCCGTATCAAGCGCGAGTTCTTTGGCCTGACGCCCCAAGATATGGACGACATCTCGGTGCTGTTGGAGCGCCGACTGAGCCAGCGTTCTCAGCTTCTCTAACGCGGGAGTGACGAGGCATATGCCGGAACCGATTACCGTAGAACTCGACGAGCAGGGCAATATCGGCACGCTGCCAGCGCCCTTGCAGTCCTTCTTGGACCGCGCGATTAACGAGGCCTACAAGCGCGGGGCGCAGAAGGTCGAACGCGAGATGCAGCCGCGCATCGTGGACCCCGCCGAGCGGGAACGGCTCAAGCAGGTCGAAGCCGACGCCCAGCTCCTGCGTGAAGAGATTGCCACTCGTGACAAGAACTACGAAGAAGCTCT